GTGGCCACCGCGAAGTCCCTCCTGCTCCCTGGTCAGCTGCTATGCAGCGGTGACTGACAGACCACCCAGCCGGGTGCCCACCACCAGGTACGCCCAGATACCGATCCGAATGGCCTGGGGTCCCACGACCTGGTCATACCGGAAGTCGGCAATGCTGGACTCGAAGATGGCATAGTCCGCTGCCCGGGCCGTCACCACCACGTTGGCCGTGGATGCCCAGCTCAGGTACGTGTCAGCCCCCAGGACGTTGGCCCCGGTGCCCCCTGCCCGGGCCGTCCCGTCACTGTTCATCGGGCCGATGCTGGGCAGGAATGGACGCCCGGTGGTGTCCCCCTGGGCCAGCAGCACCGCGAACAGGGCTGCCGGGATGAATTGGGCCTCAGCCGGACTGAAGCGCGTGGTCTGGTACTTGATCACGTTGCCCAGCACCCCCGCGTACGGGGTGGCTGCCGTGATCGGCGTACCGGATGCCGTGGCCCCGGCTTCCACTGCCGTCTTGATCACGGTTTCCGAAGCCTGTGCATAGGCTTCCACCAGGTCCTGCATCAGCATCTGGTCAATGGACGGGTCTGCCCCATCCAGAACCTGACGGCTGACGTCGGTGAACCCACCGTAGATCAGGGGGGTGACGGTCACCGCCGTGGTGGCCAGGTCCGTGGCACCCAGGGCTGCCCCTTCAGCCGACTGGACCACCACCGCGCTGGACGTGGTCACCTTGGGGAAGATCTTGGGCTGCGCGTCACTGATCGGAATGCGATTGAAGAACCCACCCATCGGACGGCCCTTCAGGATGCGGGGGGTCAGCAGCCCGGGCAGGTACTCGTTGGGGTACGCCCCCGGGACTTCACTGGCCAGGACGTCACCGGCCCGCTCCATCAGCTCCACCTGGTCAGTCAGCAGCTGCTGGTGACGGCTCAGCCGCTCCTGGGCTGCCGTGTCACCGGTCATGGCATGAAGCCGGTCACCAAAGTACGACACCCCAGACCGTGGCCCGTAGACGGCTTCCGCTCGGCTGATCCGGGCTGATGGCCGGATCGTCTGGACCGTGGCCGATTCCGCCACGGATCGTTCCGTCCGACTCAGCTCAGTCACCTGGGACGGTTCCTGGGGCGGATCGGGCTGGGGATCAGGCTGGGGTTCGGGGGTTTCCCTGACCGCTGGGCTGGACTCGGTGTCCATCGGTTCCTCCATATCTCGAACGCTCAATCGCGCCCCATCGTATGCGGGCGAGATAGACCCGGCGATTGCGTGAAGCGTAGCTTCCCGCTGCAAGGTTGTCCCGTCCCTCAGTCTACGCGAAGGCGTCCCGCCTGGTCCGAATTCCACGGACACGCCATTCAGTCCGGCCTGGACTTCTGCCAGGTACTGGTCCCCCGCTGGTGACTCGAAGATGGATGCGCGGAAGTGCACCCCGTCCGGGGCATCTTCCAGGTGATGGACGGTTCCGATGGGACGCTCACCATGGGCCGGACGGAATGCCATCCGTGCCCCGTCCCGACGTTCCATCCAGCGGGCCACGGACCGCTGGAACGCACCAGGGGCGAATGCTTCCGCCCCCAGGTCAGTATGCAGGCTGACCACCCCGTACGGGATGGCCGTGCCTTCCACCATCCGGGGCTGATCCGGAATAGCCCGGATCGTGGATACCGCGTCCGTCTGCCAGGTGGGCATCAGTCTTCGGCGTCCAGCTCCGGGTTGCCCGGATTCATGATCGGCCCACCCAGCTTGGGAAGTTCTTCTTCATTGGCCAGGGCCACCGCTTCCTGCACCATCTGCTGCCGCTCCAGCTCGGCTTCCCGGGCCGGGTCCGGCTCAGGCTCCGTGTCAGCTGGGGTGGTTGCCTTGGTCAGTGCCTTGTTGTCCTTGTCCAGGTCCTTGAAGTCCTGGTCCTTGGGTTCCTTATCCACGGCTGAATCCTCCTGCTACCGGTTCCGGTGACCCCACCCCTGGAATGGGGGATTCCAGCGGGGGAAGACCTTCGGCTTCCCGGACTTCATCTGGCTGCATCCAGGCCACGTTGCCGGTGGCCAGGTTCCAGGCCTGTGCTCGGGTGTACTGGGTGCCCATCGTCAGACGGGACACGTCCATCTGCATGGTACGCCCCGGCAACAGGTCCGTGATGGCATCTTCAATCGCGCCGATGTAGTTCTGCAGGGTGAAGCGCACCAGGTCCAGGTTGGCTGACTCGGTGCTGGCATACGTTTCGGAGTCACCAGCTGGGGCATTCACCATCCTGGTGGGCACGCCGAAGTACCTGCCGATATCGGCCACCATTTCCCGTCGAGCTTCCACGGCGGATTCCGTGGTGGGGTCCGCCCCGAACGGGTGAGCCTTTAGGCCACCGGACAGCACCGGGGCGTAGTCCGGTCCCCGGCTTCGGCGTTCAGCCCACCGGTCCTGGACGTCCGCTGCCTCAGTCGCGTTCAGGTGCAGGTCCGTTTCCAGGGCCACGGTGGGGGATCCCCCGGCCTGCCAGTAGCGGGACGCGTACTGCTCCGCTGCCATGGCTGCCGCGAACGTGGTCCGGGCCAAGCGCATTACCCCCCCTAGATTCTCACCAATGGTGGGCTGGGGGGATCGGTGCAGGATCACCAGCTGGTCCCGGGTCACCCGGGTGTTGCCCACCCAGAATTCAGACGGCAGCAGGAACGTGTCTAGGCTGATGGGCTGGACCTGGGTGGGGTCCAGGGGCCACAGTCCCAGCGGGCTGCCGTCCTGGTCCTCCCCGCCTACCTTCAGCAGATAGGTCACGTCGTACAGGGCCAGGGTGCTGACCACCAGGCTGACCCACTCCCGACGGGTCCGGTCAGCCTGGGGCCGCTTCACCAGTCGGCTGGGGGGCAGGACCAGGTTTCCCTTCAGCTCGTTCCAGGGCAGCTGGCTGACCCCGTTGCTGAGCACGTCCAGGCAGCGCCAGACGGCAGACAGGCCCAGGGAATTCAGGGCCGTGACGGACGTATTGAATCCCACCTGAGGGGGGCCGATCATCACCGGACGGACCGGGTCCGCTTCCCGTATCAGCCAGGTGCCCAGCCGTTCCGTCCAGCTCACCGGGCGAGTCTAGCACTCAGAATATGGTGGGCAGCCTCAGGGTGTACGCGATGGCATGGGCTGCCAGGGTCATGGCCAGGAACGCATCAATCGGTTCCCCGGACAGTCCCCGGCTGTAGCGGAACGCTCCCTCGGTGCCCACCATCCGCTTGGCCACCAGTGGGGCTTGGGCATCCAGCAGCGGATCGTACACGGCCAGCCTGCCGCTGCTGATCATCTCGCCCACGTCCTGGCAGGCGTCCACCATGGCCCCCGGGGTCAGCCCATCCCAGGGAAGGTGACCGTCTGCCGCGTCCCGCTCGAAGGCACTGCTCACCCCCAGCACCTTGTCGTAGGCGATATAGGCCAGGGGCTGGGTGAAGTCGTGGACTGCATCCACCACCCGGCTGCTGGTCACCAGGTGCTCAGACGTGGCCCGGATATCGCGGAAGATTTCCACCCCGATCCGGCCATCAGGACGGACGGCAGCCACCGCCACCGTGGCCCGTATCGCTCCCAGGGCCACGTCCACCCCCAGGGCAAAGGGGCCGTCCACCCCGTCCAGCGGATTGGGGGTCCGACAGGCAGCCCAGCTGGCCGGGTTGATGGCGGCATCGGCATGGGCTTCCACGAAGTGGTTCATCCGTTCCCGCTGCCAGCTGTCGGGGGGCAGGGTCCGGTACTCAGCGGTGATGGCAGCCCGGGTCAGCCTGCCGTCCCCCAGGGCCGGGTTGGCCCGCTGCAGCTCGTCCCAGTCCAGCTGGGCATGGGGGTCCAGGGACTGCCACCATGCCCCGTAGAACGTGGGATCGGGTTCTTCAGCTCCCGCTGCCTGCCGCTGCAGCCGGTCGTAGAACGCCCTCAGCACGATGGAATCCAGGTGGCCCGCCGTACTGGTCAGCACCATGATCGGGGACCGCTGGGCCGACTGGGTGGGGGCCAGGGCTTCCCACAGGTCCCAGTCCCGTTGGGTCATCATTTCATCCCAGCCGATGGCCCCCGCACTGTAGCCCCGGGAGCTTCCCGGCTGACCGGTGACCGTATCGAAGTCCAGCCGGTCTGCCGTGATCCCGTAGTACTTGGTCACCCGCACGTCCCGCTGGGTATCGGTCCGCTGCTCCATATCCTGGCCCACGTAGCGGTACACGATCCGGGCCTGCTTCGCATCGTGCGCAGCAGCCAGCAGGGTGGTCCATTCCCGGAATGGCCCCTCGTCCTGTCCCTGGTCCAGCAGCCAGCCGAACAGACTCCTGACGATCACCGTCTTCCCGTTCTGCCTGCCGGTGCTCAGCAGCACGATCCGATGAATCAGATCCCCGGCCCGGTCGAATCGGAGTGCCTTATCGACCACGTACCGCTGCCAGGCACCGAAGGTCAGACCCAGCTGCCGCTTGGCCCAGCGGCGGACTCGGGGGCCGTAGGAACCGGCCACGTTCGGGGGGTCGGGGGACTCCCAGCGGGGCAGGATCAGCCGGGAACGGGGCACGATTTCCCTAGAATTGCGGGCTTGCAGTGGGTACTGGGGGGGTGTACCCAGGAAAAGCTACCCCCACCGTGCGCTGATCTTTGCCGCGGGCAGGACCACCTTGGCCCCCCGTGCTGAATTGCAACGTCGATGGGCAGCGCGAAGGTTGTCAGGTTGGTTGCTCCCATGGTGGGCCAGGGGGACCACGTGGTCCACGGTATCGGCACCTGGGTGATGGCACAGCCAGCAGATGCCGCTGTCCCTGCTGATCACGGCCAGCCTGATCCGCTCCCACCCCCTGGGCAGGTGACGCCCCTTACTCACCCCCCTAGGGTACGCGCTCACCAGGGCAGCAGGGCCTGTTCCAGCCATGCGATAGCCTGCCCACTGGTGATCTGATGGGGGGTCACACGCAGCACTCGCCACCCCTGCACCAGGGCGGTGTTGTACTTCTCACAGTCACGCTCGAAGGCTGGCCCCCTGGTATGGCGTCCCCCGCTGAAGGTGCCCCCTTCCACTTCCAGGGCCACCATCACCTGGGGCCAGGCAAAGTCAAAGCGCCACCTACGGGGGGGGCTGAATCGGTACTCCCGTTCATGAGGCAGCATCTTCAGCCACTTCAGCTCCTGGGCCAGCGCATCCTCAGCTGGGGAATCCGTCCTGGGGATCATGGCAGTGGCACGCAGCGTTCCACTTGCTCCCCCCAGGACGGGGAATTCATGCTACCCCGCTACCGGGGCAGTCCAGGAACCACTTCCTGGACCCCCTGCAGGGGCAGCACGTCGGTGATCTTGCTGAACCCATTGTCCTTGGTCACGATCACCACCAGGCACTGGGAACCCACCGGATCATCGATGGTTTCCCCGGCCTTGATTTCACGCCCCAGGATGGCCTGCAGCCACTTGAAGCTGGTGGTTCGGGTGCTGGTGTTCACGCTGGTGGTGGCACTGATCGGAACCAGCTTCCCATCCACGTCCACCAGGAAGTGCCACTTTCGGAAGTCTGAACCCCCGTACTTCTCCGTCCGGGACAGCTCCACCTTCTCAAGGGAAGCCCGGTACGTACCTGGGGCAATGGATTCTGACTCAGTGATCTGGAACGGCATGGTGAGTACTCCTATCTGCTATCGGGGGTGATCCTGCATCTGGGGTCTTCTTCCTTACTCCTAGGGTCCTTAGTCCTAGGACTAATGAAGTCTGTCTTATCTGCAGGAAGGGGTATCCCTGTCTGATGGGGTCTTCTTGCTCCTAGGCTCCCCCCTTCTTTCCTTGTTTCCACTGATACAGGGTGAATGCTGCAAGGAACGCTTCCCAGTCCAGCGGGGTGACGTCCTGGGGGTACAGCTTCCAGCCTGACTGGTACTGGTCAGGCCGTAGGTGCAGGATCCCGTACTGCTGGATGGTGGGCATTTCGCGGGGGGTGGGGTCACCGGGCAGGCAGATGTACCCACCCCAGCTGTACCCGGCCAGCTGCAGCCGGGTTTCGGGATACACCCCCTTGCTGGTTTTGATATCGACCAGCATCAGGTCCCTGGACTCGGGCAGGGCCACGATCAGGTCATACGTGCCCCCGTAGCCCACCGCGAAGTTGACCACCGCGTGCTCACTGCTCACCACCTGGCCACCGGACGTCACCAGATCGTCCAGGTAGCCCCTGAACGCGTCCAGGTAGGGCAGGGTGCCTTCCGGCAGCTGGAAGCCGTCTGGGGGCGGCTCCTGACGTCCAGCGGCATCAGCCAGGGTATGGACCGACGTTCCCAGATCAGCTGCTACGTCCCGCTGATAGTCGGGCAGGGAAGCCAGCCACTTGGCGGCCTGGGCCTGCCCCAGCAGGGTCACCTTCCGGTTCAGCTCCCCGTTCACGTGGGACTGGACCGCGAATTCACTGACCACGCGCTTGGCCCAGGTGACCAGGGCCGGTTTATCGATCACGCGCAGGATGGTGGTGACCGATGGATACGGCCCGTCCCCGTTGAAGTAGTAGCGGTGATCCTCGGTCCGATACAGGCCCACCATCTTGCCCGGGGTGCTAGCATCTGACTTCCGGTCCGGTACCCCCCCCGGAATGGCAGATGGCCCCACTACGGTGGGGTCATTCTGTTGGGTCACCCCTCACCCCGCCCTGCCGGTTCGTCGGAAGCTGAAGCATCCGCCGACAGCCGCTCGACGATGGCGCGGGCTTGCGCCTCATAGTCGGGTTCGTTCAGCGTCGAGCCGTCACCTAGCGGAGTGCTGATCCAGTAATGACCAGCCTCCCGGCACGCCACAATGAGCCGCTCCACGCCTGCCTCGTCCAGCGTGAGGGTAGGGGGATGGGGCTTGGATGTTTTGTCCTCGTAGCGAGGGTGGTACTTGTGGCCGGGAGCCAGATTGTGCGGTGGCTCGTGGTATGACTTGGCGAGGCCGCAGTAGCAGATGATATTCACGACTCCACCAACCCGCGGGCAGCGGCGAGGGCGTTTGTAATCCGAACATCCTCGTCACGGATCAGTCCTGCCGTCGTGCGCGGGGTCACGCGGGCACTTCAATCGTCACCCAGTCGGTGAGCACGTGCAGCTCCCCCATCTTGGCGGGCAGGGGGTCCTTGGCCAGCAGGGTTTCATTCTGCAGGACCCAGTGGACTGGCTGGGTGGTCAGGGAACCTGGTGGCATCGTCACCTGGCCGATCAGCTCCCCGTCCAGGAACATCCTGACCGACTTCCCACCGCGCACTTCAATCGTGTACGTGTGCCACTCGAAGATGGACTCAGGGGGCAGGATGAAGCGGGTCTGCTTCCCTCCCAGCTGGTGGATGAAGCCGTTGCCATCGGCTCCTGCCTTGGCCTGGCCCTCGGGCAGATCGTATTCCCCCACCGTGCTGACACTGCCCCCCTTCACGGCCACCAGGTGGGCCATCTTCCAGCCTGCCGCTGGTCCAGCCAGCTTGGTCCGTTCGGTCACCCGAAGATCCTTGGCCGTGCCGTACTGGGTCAGGGGCGTGCCCACCCACCGCTTGCCCAGGGCATCCTGGTAGCCCATGCAGTCCAGCAGGGAATCGTGCTGGCTGATGCATTTCTTGGCGCTGTACGTGGCCCGTTTGCTGCTGTCAGGGTAGGTCCCGTCCCGGGCTGCATCAGGACGGGGCTGCAGGACTCCCGCTTCATCCTCGGTCCAGCTGCCCAGCGGGATGTTCTCGGTGAAGTCGGTCCGGCCCACGAATTTCCAGCCAGGGGCTGGGGTGCTGGGCATCGGTTCCCCGGACGGGTTGTCCCCGGGTTCGGGTTCCGGCTCCGGTTCCGGTTCCGGTTCGGGTTCAGGCTCCGGTTCAGGGGCAGGGGTCACGGTGATCTGCTGCACCACTTCAATGGTGGTGCTGTACTCCCCCGCTGACCCTGGGGCCAGCTCAAGGGGGGGAAGGGTGACGCGAACGATGGGATCAGGCATGGGGGATTTCCTTCTTTCCGCGGATCAGCTTCCAGTACCCCAGCTGGTGGGGGCTGCAGCGTACCGGTACGCGGGTGGGGGCGGCACCGAACCAGGGCACGAATACCCAGGTCTGGGTGCCGCGTAGGTGCCAGCGGCGGATCATCGCTCGGCCTCCGTGTCGAGGATGGCGAGAAACTGCGGCAGGGACACCGGCCCGTACTCGAAACGGGAGTGCAGCGCAGCCGCCCGAATCCGCTCCACGGTGGCGCGGCGCTCGGCGGCGAGGGCGGCGTCGAGCAGGTCGGCTTTCTCCTGGCGCGTAAGGGGCCGGTCGTCATAAGCCCATAACTGGAACAGCCGAGCTGCGCTTGGCAGCCGCTCAGCAGCGTCGTTGGTGGTCATCGCTCCGCCTCGGCGTCTAGGATGGCGTCCAGCCCGCAAGTACAGGGCGCATCCGGCTCCACGAAGCCCCGACAGGTGATCGGGTGGACGAGCCACGGTGCCAGCCGCTCTACGGTGGCGCGGCGCTCGGCGGCGGCACCGGCTGCCTTGCCCTTGTCGTAAGCCTGCTGAATCGCGGCGTCAATCAGCCGCTCGGCGGCGTCGTTGGTGGTTGTCACGGTTCTAGTCCTCCTAGTCCTCAGCCCCTGGGTGGGACGGTCGGCTGATACAGTAGCACACGATTCCCCCGCAGTGACTAGTCCTCCTGCGGGGGAATTTCCGTACTGGCCAGGGGGGTGGCCTGCAATCCCTGTTCAAAGGCAGCAGCTGCCCGGCTGGTGCTGGACCGCTGCATCTGGTCCCCGAACAGGTACAGGGACGCTGTCCCACTCAGCCCGGTCAGGAACAACTTGACGTCGGTTTCGATCACGTAGGGATGGATCACCAGGGCGTAGAACGTGCCCACAATGATCAGCAGTGCCACCAGGTGGGTGAACCACCGGACCGCCGTGTCATTCATCTGGGTGGTACTCCCTCAGCTGCAGCAATCACGTCTGACCGGCCCTTGTTGTACGCGGCTGCCTGGTCAGGCTGGGACGGACCCCCATCAGCCACCTGGGTCAGGGGCACGTACAGGCCCGCATAGTAGCCCGCTGAACAGTGCCAGAACGTGCCCTTGGGGGCCACGTCCTGGGTGATCCGGACCTTGATATCAGCGGGGAAGGCGGAAGCCTGGGTCCAGACCTTCACCTTCATCCGGGCCGTGTCACTCCACCCTTCCACCGTGGTGCCCGCGGCAATCAGGCAGGTATGGGGGCCATCGGGCAGGCTCAGCAGGGTCAGCTTGGGCATGGTGCGATTCTGTTCCAGAAGGGGCCATCCGTCCACTTCTTGGCCCGCGATATTCACACCCCAGTGCAGGTGGTTGGCACTGGCCCCGGTCATGCCCACGTGCCCGATCAGCTGCCCCTGCTGGACCCGCTGTCCCTTGCGCACGTCCATCCGTTGCAGGTGGGCATAGCCCAAGGTCCAGCTGGGGAAGCCTGCCCGGGACTGTCTGACGATCACCGCCCCGGTCCGGCCATCGGTCAGGGTTTCGGTGATCATTCCGGGGGCCGATGCCAGGACCGGACTGCCCCCCTGCCCGTTGCCGAAGTCCACGCCCTGGTGGGGGGTGGGGTGGTCCGCATCCAGGGCACCGAAGGGGGCCGTCACCCGGAAGGCGGGGAACCCGGGCCACGGTTCGCGGTGACCGTATATCCGGCCCGGGACCGGGTTGCCCAGCCCGGTCATAGCCCGATCAGCTGCAGCAGGGTGTGGAACAGGTCCAGCTCGGGGGCCACGGCGTGGACCAGGAGCACCACCAGCACGCCCCCGATCAGCCGCTTCAGCAGCAGAATTTCCCGGTCCTGTTCAGCCAGCCGTTGTTCCAGGGTGGTCACCTTGTCGCCCCGACCGACCTGGATTCCGTTGCCGCTAGGCTCCATCAGGCTTTACCCGGCTGCCCGTTGCCTGCTCCACGTCCCATATCTGACGGAGCTTCCGTCCCGCATCCTGGTGGGCCTGGAAGTCCACCATTTCCTTGCTGCCATCGGGGTTCCGATGGACCAGGTAGTCCAGGGTGGCCACCACCTTCTTCTGCCGGGTGCCAGTGTACGCTTCCAGCCTGGGCATCAGATGGCCGTCTGCTCGAAGATGTAGAACCGGAACGTGTAGCCCTGGGTGGTGCCACCTACCACCGAAGACCGGACCGCTGCCTTCAGGGTGGTCAGCCCTCCTGACTGACTATTGATCCACAGCTCCCACTGCCAGTCCACGTGGGCTGCAGAACCACTGCCGATCTGAAGGTTGGGCGTAGTCCGCACGGCCCCCGATTCAGATGCCAGGTAGCCCACGAACGCGGGCACGTAGTCCAGGCCGGTGTTCAGGTTGATCGTGGCCGTATTGCTGCCCGGGTTGCTGAAGCTGTCGGTCTGGATCGTGCCGGTGGCAATGATCCTGAACATATCGCCCGAACCATCGATGATGACGGTGCCCTCTGGGTTGACCACGGTGATGGCCCCATCGGTGACGGTCAGGCCGGTGGCATCCACGGTCACGGTGGCCGGGGTGTTGATCACGTTGGCCACCGTGGCATTGGCAGCCTGGTCGGCAATCAGCTGATCCAGCTGGGGCAGGGACTCGCCCAGAATGGCTGTCCAGCGGGGCTGATCGGGGGTCAGGAATTCCACGGTCAGCTCCTTGATCAGGAAGACGTCCGCTGACAGTCCGTGCAGGGCACTGGTGACGTCGATATTCATATTGCTGGTCAGGCCCGCCTTGTCCACCACCAGCTCATAGGTGGTGACTTCCAGGCCATCTTCCAGCCGGGTCTGCCCGGTCAGCCGAACGTACGGGAAGGTGGTGCTGAAATTCGGCGTATCCGACACGTCCCAGGGACTGGCTGGGGTGCTGCCCCCCGCGAACCCCGCATCGGTGGCATTCATCTGGCTGACCGTATGCCCACCCTTGGGCAGCTCGTCGGTGGTCACCGCCACCACCGTCCCGTCCCACAGCTTGGTGGACGGGTCCAGGTACAGGGCCACGGACTGCCCCAGGACGGGCACCAGGTCATGCAGGGTGACGTCCAGGGTACCAGCAGAATCCGTGGCCCGCGTGGTGGCTGTGGGGCCGCTGTACGCCACTTCCGGAACCCCCTCCCCGTCCAGCAGCAGGTCCGTCCCAGTCAGCTGGTAACCCGCGTAGGTGTACGCCGCCTCGTCATAGTCCAGCCCGGACTCGTTGTAGGTGGTCACCCGATCCGCCGAAAGATGTACTGGCTGGCTGCCCAGATGGCCCCGGGGCTGCCGTTCTTGGTCAGCCGGACCTGGATCATCCGGGCATTGGTACTGAGGACGGCATTCACGCTGATCACCTTCTCCACGAACGTGCTTACCGCATCAGCGGACGTGTTCTGGGCCGATCCAATCCCGGTCAGGCTGAAGGCGCTGTTCGCGTACTGGGGCGTGATGATCCAGTAATTGCTGCCGTTGTTGGTGGTACCCACGTACACGCTGAATCGGAAGTCCACCACGTAGATGCCACCTTCCACCCCGGTCTGGGCCGCGAAGGCACCGGCCACGGTGGGGTCCGTGGATTGGCCCAGGATCACGTCCCCGTTCTCGGTGAACAGGGTGCAGGTCAGCCACCTGGTGCCGTCGTAGTAGTAGTCCAGCCGTCGGGTGGTGTGATGGAAGAATTGGCCAGTCGATGGGGACCCGGGGAAGCTGGACCCGGACAACCCGACTCGCTGCTCAATGGCTTCCACCACGTCGTTGGCATTGATATGTTGGGTGGCGTGGCTGGGGCTGGTCAGCAGGGACCCAGCCGTGGGGTTGGTCAGGGCATCGTATGAAGCCGGGAAGCTGGCAGCCATCAGGTGGTCCCCTTCAATTTCATGCGGAACGCGATCTTCTCAGCCAGACGGTCGATTCCCTCCCCGTACGTGTCCCCGTACACGTTGATGATGAAGGGTGCCGCCCCTGCCTGGTGGCGCGGTATGACCCGCTCCCCGGCCTGCAGCATGGCCAGCTGATCGGAACCCGGCATCCCGGGCACGATCCCACCGGCATGCAGCCGGGGCAGGGTTCCCAGGTTCAGGCCGTTCCAGTCGATATTCACCGGTCCCACGTGGATATGGACCTGGATCTTATTGATGGCCCGAATGGCCCCGTTGATGATATCGATCACGGCATTGATCACGCCCTTGATGATGCTGGCCACCGTGCCGAACACCTTGCTGACCACGGCCACAATGCCCTGAATCACCTTCACCCAGGCACTGATCACGTTCGCGGCAATCTTGAAGATTTCGACCCAGACCCCGATGAAGGTCTTCATGAAGCCCACCACCACCGGGAAGACCTTGCCTGCAATCTCACCGATCTGCTGAAAGATCGGCCCCAGCTCGGTCAGCAGGTCTTCAATCAGGGGTTCCAGGGCGGTGAATACGGTATCGATCACGTCGGCCACCACTTCCAGGGCAGCGGTGACCGCGGGCAGGACGGCCATGGCAATCCGGTCCACCACCTTGCCAATCTTTTCCCAGGCTTCCCCCTGCTTGGCCTGGGCCACCGCCGTCTGCCCTTCAGACGTGGCAGCCCACTCCTCAGCTGACCCCTGCACGTTCTGCTGAATCGCGTCCAGCATCCCTGCCGCGTCCGTGGCCGTTCCGATATCCACGCCCATGGCCTTCAGCGCCCGTCCGTTACCCTGGGCCGCCTTGGTCACGATATCGGTGGCCGTGGCCAGATCGATGCCCTTACTGCGGGCCAGATCCTGGGCCAGGCTGTTCAGCTCCATGGCCTTGGCTTCATCGTGGGTGATGCCCACCAGCTGACCGATGGACGCCCGCACTTCATCGTCCGCGAACCCCAGATCGATCTGGGCAGCCGCGTAGTCTTCCACTGCCTTGGTGGAACCGGTCCAGCTGGGGACGTTGTTCTTCAGCGCATTGGCCAGCAGCACCTGGCTGGCCTGGTCTGCCTGGTACGCCTTCTGGGCTTCATCCAGTGCCCCGACGAACATCGACACACCCTGGCTGGCCAGGTTGAAGGCTCCCAGCCCCACTCCCAGCCCCACCCCCTTCAGGACGTTGCCCAGCCCGCCACCCTTCTGCACGGCCTGGTCCGTGGCCTGGTTGAATTTGCTGGCATCCCCCACGATTTCTACAACAATCTGACGGTCAGCCATGGGTCCTGAATCCTACCTTCTTGGCCAGGTCTTCCAGGACTTCGGCCACGTCCTCAGATATCTGATCGTTATGGGCGGCAATGGTGGGGTATATCCACCGGCCCCCATCGATCCGTTCCCGCTGCACGGACCCCGACCAGGGCACCCCGACCTTATGCCCCTTGCCCGTACTGCCCCCGAATTCCAGCCATGGGATGAAGTCCTGGGGGCCGGTGGCTTCCCCCCCGGGGAACGCGATTCCCGCTCCCCGCTGAGTGCCCCGGGCCTTGATCCCCGCTCCCGCTGAACCGGGCATCCTGGACCGGATGGCCCCGGCCACGGTTTCCGCGACTCCACGCAGCCCCTTACTCAGCTCCCGGCCCAGGCCACGTTCAATCGACTTGAACCCCTGGCCCAGCTCCCGAAGACCGGTGACCCTAACCTGTGCGGGCATTGATCGTTGCCTCCTTGGCAGCCAGCTCCATTCTCGCATTCCGCCATACGTAGAACGCCCGCCACTGCACGTACTCCGCGGGACTGATGGAATGCTGCAGCTGGGCCACGGTCATACCCAGGGCTTCAGCCAGGGTGAAGTCAAAGGGGTCCCGCTCCCCCAGCTGGAATTCCCGCTCGTAGGACTGTTGATCCGGTGACCCACCCCCTGGAATGGGGGGGACTAGCCTTTTGGGGCTTCACTCAGTCCGGTCAGCAGGATGATGGCTTCCATCAGCACGGTGGCTTCCGCGAAGGGCGTCCCGTCCAGCCAGGCCTGGGCTTCCGCTTCATCGATATCCAGGGCACAGGCCAGGATGAAGGGTTCAGCCGCTGATGGATTGTCCTGGAACCGGGCCAGGCTGGTGGCCTGGGCCCGGCTCAGGGCGTGGAAGCCGACGTCCTGCCCCCCCACCTTCACCGTGGCCGTGGGCAGGGGGATGGATGGCAGGCCCACTAGATGGTTGCGAAGGTGATCACGTCGGTCACCAGCAGGGTGGCACTGAACGTCACCTTGTCCGCCACCGGGCTGGACTCCTTGTAGGACTGCAGGATGGCACTGAATGACCTGCGCATCTGGCCGGAGCTGTTCCCGCCTGGTTCCACCACCACCGCGAACGGGGCTGCCTGGATCAGGCCGGTGAGCTTGGCCGCTGGGCCGGTGGATGCCGTGGGGTCCCAGGACCCGGCCAGCTCGAGGGTGGCCCCGGCCAGTCCCGGGATGGCCGTCTTCCAGGACTTGGTAAAGGTGGTGGTATCGGACGTATCCACGTCGATGTTCAGGTCTGCCGTATCGCAGTACAGGGACAGGGCCGTACCACTCACCGTGATTTCCGCGAACCTGCCGTGTCGGAATGCCATGGGAATCCTCCTACTGCTTCCGGGCCAGGGCCACGGCAAAGGTGAATGAAGGGGTAGTCCCGCTGATCGTCCAGTCTACCCTGACGAATTGGCGGATCGTGCCTGGGATCACCAGCCGCTGGGCACCGATCACGGTGGCTGCCGTGAAGGCTCCCCCGCTGATATCGGCCAGGCCCGCACCGGCTCCGCTGGTGGCATCCCGGAATTTCGCGGTCAGGGTGGGGCTGCCGGTGCCTGACTTGGCCAGGATATGCAGGTGGGCCACAGCCCCCAGCAGGGTGGCTGCTCCCCCGTCCACGTACGTGCTGAAGCCGGTGACCGTTTCCGCTCCCAGGACGTGGTACACGTGGCCGACTCCCAGCGTGTCGTCCCCCTTCAGCCCCCAGCTGAATTCCACCACCCCGCCAACGGGGCTGGACTCCTTGTAGTTACTGGTGACCACGGCCATCATCCGGGCCTGGTCCCCCACCGCCACGTCCCCCCCGGGGTTCCAGGTCACGATGGAGTCCGGGGTGGTCTGCAGCGTCTGACGGATCGTGTGCTGGGTTTCATCGTAGAACCCGCTGGCTTCCGCCGTGGCATCGGCCAGGCCGGGGATGAAGGTCTTCCAGTCCTTCTTGAAGGTGGTGGTATCCCCCGGTTCCACGTCCACGTTCAGGTCCCAGCTGTTCAGCAGGGCACTGACGTCCACCGCGTCCAGCAGCACCTGGGTTTCCTTGCCGTGTGCGAATGCCACTACTGGTAGACCTCAGCATTGAATTGGGCTGCCAGATAATCGATCCCGCTGACCTGCACGTTCATGATCTTCATATCCATCACCCGTAGCGTCTGAACCGTACCACCCAGGTCCCCGTCCAGGGCTTCCTTGATCCCCGTAGCCCCGGTGATGATACCGGCCAGGGCGTCCCGGGCTGACCGTTCCACCACGCGGCCCACGATGAAGTACACCGGGATCACGCACCGGTCAGCTCCCCTGTTATAGGTCACGTCGAATTCAATATCGGTGGGGTACGCCACCACGGCACAGGGTGGGCTGATCGATTCAGCGGGGTAGGCGTACGTCCGTTCGGTGACCCCCTGGGCTTCAATGGCCAGGGCTATCGCGTCCATCACTTCCCCCAGGTTGGTCAGCGCCACGTTCTCACCTTGAAAGATCAGCTGCCCGCCCCCGGTCAGGTTGATGGTTGCGAACCTGCCGGTTCGGGCCAGCCACTGCAGGATACCGCCCCCGGTCAGGTCCGGGTCTGCCAGGTGACCCGCTCGGGGGGCCACCACCAGGACACCCCCCCCACTCAGCAGGAATGCCCCCTGACGGGCTGCCAGAACGGCGGCAAGCCACGTCCCGCCCCCGGTCAGGGTCTGAGTGCGGAAGGCTGCCTTTTGGCCCGTGGTGGCCAGGACACCGCCCCCGGTCAGAATGAAGGTGCCGTTGGCATTGGGCACGCCCCCACCGGACACCGAATAGGACCAGGTCAGGACGCCCCCACCAGGCAGCTGGACGGTCAGCCGTCCCCCCTTCTGACGGACGGTGACCAGGATGCCGCCCCCGGTCAGCAGCTGGGCACGCAGGGCATCCTTCCGGCTGGCCCGAGTCAGGACCCCGCCCCCGGTCAGCAGCTGGGCACGTTGCCCGCCCTTCTGCCGAACACTGGTCAGCACCCCACCACCGGGGAAGGTGATGCCTGCGGTGCTCCCCTTCTGCCGAACACTGGTCAGGATGCCGCCACCAGTCAGGGTGAAGGTGGCGTCCACGTTGCTGCTGCTGCTGTCCAGCTCCACCACCAGCGCACAGAATGCTGACGTAGTGGCTGCCGTCCAGGCCACCGTGGTCAGCGTGCTGCCGCTGTCGATGGAACAGACTTCACGCCCGGTGGATGGGGTGGAGTAGCCCGCATCATCCCATTCCGTCCAGCTGGTGGGCGGTGCGGTGTTGGTGGTGCCCGTCTGGCCGGTCATCACCGCGCCGATAGCCGGGTTGGTGGTCAGGATGGCACTGGCCAGGGTGATCGACGGCGTGCCGGTTGACTGATTGTTGGCCTGCAGCGACTGGCGGACGGCTGCCGCGCCGACCTTGCTCATGCCTGAAACGGCGAGCACCGAACCGAAGCCGCCGCCGCTGTCGCCCGACTGGGTCATGGTGAAGATCGTGCTGCTGGCTGAACCGATCAGGGCGGTGCGCACGAACACCCACAGGGAATCCGCGCTGCCGTTCTTGGTGGCGGCAATGACCTGGGTGTAGGTGCCGCTGCTGTTGTTGTCGGTGATGGTCGGCGCCTGGGCCGTGGTCCGTCCGCTGTTGGCCACCACCACCACAATCAGATCCCCCACCGCTGGGGTAGCGGTGACGGTCTTATTGCCAGCAGTGGTGGTGAATGACGAACCTAGACGGGTGACCGCAGCCATGGGCTACGCGTCATTCAGGTCGATGCTGGTCCCTGCTGCCAGGACGGTATAGGTTCCCTGGGCCGCGAACACTTCATCGGTGACGTCTTTCTTGTAGTAGCGGACCGTGCCTGCCGTATTCCACAGGCTGATCCAGGCCACCGTGGTGGCGGGCACGTCCAGGACCACGTTGGCCGTGGGGGTGGCTGCTCCACCGGATGCCGCGTTCCAGGCAATGGCCTTCCGCGCATAGGCTGGGCTGCCCCCGGTGACTTCATTGCTGGCACTGTTCGCACCCCCCGGGTCACCCGTATGCAGGGCTACCCGTAGGGCCAGGGCGGCAATGGCGTCCACCCCCACGTTCCGGGCCGTGGTATCCAGGTCATTGGCCATCAGGCTGTCGTCCCATAGCGGTGCCGTTCCCCGTTCCCGGACAGTAGCACTTCCACGTCCGGGTCCAGCCTATTCAGCAGCCGGGTGTAGTTTCCGAATTCCGGTGACCCCAGGACCCCGAACGGGGAATCCTGCCGCTTGAACCAGCGGGCCATTTGGATCAGGCACGCCTGCTTGATCATGGCCGGGACCGGGTCCAGCTGGTTGCCGGTGGTCCCCAGGGCTTGATCAATCGCGTCCGTGGCCGCTTCCAGGGCCAGGTCCACCCGATCATCGTCCTGGGTGTCGGTGTCAGGGATACGCAGGTAGGACTTCGCTTCAGCGGACGTGGCATACGTGGCCACCGCGAAGTCCCTCCTGCTCCCTGGTCAGCTGCTATGCAGCGGTGACTGACAGACCACCCAGCCGGGTGCCCACCACCAGGTACGCCCAGATACCGATCCGAATGGCCTGGGGTCCCACCACCTGGTCATA